GAGCGCCGCCACGTACGCCGCCACGGACGCCGCCACGAGCGCCGCCACGAGCGCCGCCACGTACGCCGCCACGGACGCCGCCACGCGCGACGCCACGCGCGCCGCCACGAGCGCCGCCACGGACGCCGCCACGGATCTGGTCGCCTTTCTCGTTCGCTGCTGCGGCTGGTGGTACCGGCTGCAGAACGGCGGCAATCAGTGGTCTGCGTGGGTGTCGTACCTGTCGTTCTTCCGCCACGTCGCGAAGCTGGATCTGCCGGAGTACGAGAAGTGGCAGCACTACGAGGCGGGGGCGGTCCACGCTGGCCCTCGGTTCATGCACCGGAAGTTCTGCGTGGTCAGCGACCGGCCGACGGTCGTGTCCCGCGACGATCGCAACCTGCCTCACGGCGCGACCGGCCCGGCGATTGCCTGGCGCGACGGCTGGGCCTTGTACTTCTGGCACGGCCAGCGCGTTCCGGCTCGGGCAATCCTGGCGCCGAAGTCGTACACCAAGGCCGAGTACCTGGCGATTCGCAACACGGACGTTCGGCGGGCCATCGGTGAGATCGCTGGCTGGCAGTGGGTCGCCGACATGCTGGGCGCGTCGTCGATCGACAAATGGACCGACCCGAACACGGGCCTGTCCTATGAACTACTGGGCTGCACCGACGGTACGCGGCTGCTGCGCAAGCAGTCGCCAGGGCTGAAGGACGGCGGCGCCCAGCCCGTCTACCTCGAGCCTGTGCACGAGGAATTGCGGACCGCCCAGGCGGCGCGGAAGTGGCAGGCGACCGATTGGACGCCTGCGGCGTGCGAAAAGGACCCGGCACTCACGTACGGAGTCGAGGCGTAGCCATGCGGTGGGTCGGCTACCAGTCCCTCGCCATCTCTAAGTTGAAGGTGCCCGGGGACATCAAGGAGCGCATGGGTCGCCCTCGGGTGATGGACCTGGCGAATTCGATCGGGCTGCTCGGTGACGAGCCGATGCACGCGCCGGTGGTGGAGCGCGAGGGGCTGGTGCTGATCGCCGGGCGCGACCGGATCGCCGCGCTCATGCGACGCGGGGCGAAGAAGGTCAACTGCCACATCGCCACGGACGTGAGCGACAAGGACCGGCTGGACCTGGAAATCGACGAGAACCTGCACCGACGCCAGGACGACCGCGACAAGCTGATCGCCCGGCGGGTGGCGAAAGTCCAAGGCGAGTTGTTGGACAAAATGTCCGATAATTCGGCGCGCCAGCCGGGCCGGCCGAAGAGCGAGAAGGCGAAGGCGCGGGAGGTGGTGGCGCGCGAGCTGGACACCACGCCCGAGGCGGTGCGGGCCGCTGAGCGGCGCGCGGCTGAGCCCGAGGAACCGGAGGAAAGCACCGGAACGAATCCTCCGCTTGCCCCGCCCGTCGAGACGTGGGGCGTGCCGGTGGAGCACCTCGCGCAGGAATTCGCGTCGGTGCGGATCGCGCAGGAGGCGATGCGGGCGGCCGATCGGCACCTGCAACAGGCGCAGCGGGCGCTGGCGGCGCTGAAGGACGGCGGGGGCGTGGCAGCGCACCTGTACGCGCGCGTGTACATAGTGGTGCACACCGCGGCGGCAACGGTTCGCAGCGAAATTCCCGCGGCGGTCTGTCCGTATGACAAGGCGCTGATGCACAGGCGCGAGCGGTGCACCGGCTGCCAGGGAATCGGCTACGTCGGAGACGACGCGCTGCTGGGCGTCGCCGACGAGCTGAAGCTGGGAGGCGCCCAGGCGCGGGTGCCCAACGGCCGCGGCGGGTTCGTGCTGGTGTCGGAGTCGCGCTCGAAGGGCGCGGCCCCCGACGGCGAGAAGGAGGTGGCGAAGGCGGCGAAGGTCGCTGCGGAGAAGGCCGCGAAGAAGCTGCAGCTGCAGGACGGCGAGGGCAATCCAATCACCGTCCCGCCGGCGGATGAGGAGTCTCCTTTCTGATGGCCCGCACGCTGATGTTCTCGGTCGGCGAGTCCGATCTGATCTGGGAGTTCTTCCGCTGCGGCGGCAAGGGCGGCCAGAAGCAGAACAAGACGAGCAGCGGCGCCCGCGTGCGACACGAAGCATCGGGCGCCGTCGCCGAGTCGCGGGAGCAGCGCCAGCAGATCCAGAACCGGCGCACAGCGCTGAAGCGGCTCGCCGAGGACTCGCGCTTCAAGGCGTGGGTCATGATGGAAGCGGCGGCGCGGCTCGACGTCAACGTTGATCCCGCGCTGCGGATCGAGTCCGGGATCAGCGCGCGGACCTGCGTCCCGGGCGAGGCGTACTGCGACCTCGGGGGCCGCCGGTGACCGCCGTCCAGGCATCGCTGTTCGGGCCGGCGCCGATGCTGCGCGACGCACGGGGCGCGGCGAAGAAGCGCACGCCGCGCCCCTACCAGCGGGCGACCATCGACACCGCGATCGCGCAGTACCGCCAGGGCCTGCGCTCGACGCTGGCCGTGATGGCGACGGGGACGGGGAAGACGTTCACGGCGTCCCAGGTCATGGCGCGCACGCTCGACAAGGGCGGCGCGTGCCTGTGGCTGAACGAGCGGGACAACCTGGTCACGCAGATGTGCGACGAGCTGCCGGGGATGCTCGGCGTCGACGTCTACCGCGAGCAGGGGCCGGTCCGGGCGCTGCCCTCCGCGCGCGTGGTGGTTGCCACGGTGCAGTCGATGACAGAGGCGCGGCTGAAGACCTTCGACCCGGCCAAGTTCTCGCTGATCGTCTGCGACGAGGCCCACCACAGCGTCACCGAGAGCTACCGCCGGATCATCGCGTACTTCGAGCGGGCGCGCATCCTGGGCCTGTCCGCGACGCCGCAGCGCCTCGATGGGAAGGCCATGCAGCTGGTGTACGAGGCGACGTGCGCCGACTACATGATGGGGCCGGCCATCGCAGACGGGTGGCTGGCTGGCGTGCGCGTGGTTCCCGGTCACCAGCGCCTGGACCTGTCGAAACTGAAGAAGTCGGGCGACGACTACACCGACGAGGCGATCGCCGGGCTGCTCACGCCCGAGGTGCTGCATGGGATGTGCAAGGACATCCACGACCTGCACGAAGGCCGCCGCGGCGTCAGCTACTGGCCGCGGGTCGAGATCGCCCACGTCGCAGCGAAGACGCTCAATACCATGCGGCCCGGGAGCGCCCGCGCGGTTGACGGGGGGATGACACGGGACGAGCAGAACCAGATCTTCAGGGCCCACAAGGCGGGTCAGTTCCTGCACCTGTGCAACTGCGGCGTGGTCGTCGAGGGCTACGACGACGAGGGGATCGCGTACGTCTACCAGGGGCGCCCGACCCGCAGCATCTCGCGCCACATCCAGGAGATGGGCCGAGCCGGCCGACCCCCCAAGGATGCGAACGTCGACGCCTACGCGACGGCAGAGGAGCGCCGGGCGGCCATCCGCGCGAGCTCGAAGCCGGACGCCCTGATCCTCGACGCCGTGGGGAACCTCGGCAAGCACGCCGTGGCCGATCCGATCGACGCCCTGGCCGGGAAGCTCGATGACGAGCCGACGAAGAAGCGGGCGCGGGAGATTTTGGAGCGCGACGGTGGCGGGGATGTCGAGGCAGCGCTTGACGCCGCCAGGCGCCTGTCCGAGCGGGATCGGGAGGCAGAGGCCCAGCGCGTGATCCGCGTGCAGGCCGCCCAGTTCGCCTGGGGAAAGGCGGTGGACCCGTTCTCTGCCTTCGGGCTCGCGCCGCAGACCGACGTGGCGAACCCGCTCGCACCGCCCCCATCGATGCGGATGAAGCGCTACCTGTTCGAGAAGATGGGCACGGTCCCGCCGACGCTCACCGACGCGGACGCCCAGCGCCTGTCGAAGACAATCCGCGCCCGAGAAAAAGCAGGGCTCGCGGACCTGAAGACGGTGCAGTGGCTGAGCCGTCACGGCATCGCCGGCCAGCGAATGTACCAGGCGACAGCCGACCTCGTGCGACAGGCCGTCCGTGACAAACGCGACTGGTCGGCCGTTGAGGCGATCATCGGCGGAACGAAGCGCGAGCCAGGGGAGGATCTCTATTGAGCGCGCCGAGGTCATCCGCGCCGGCCTGGTCGGCGTTCGAGCGTCGCGGCCTTGTCGACAAGGGCAGCTACTTCATGGGCGCGTGTCCCGCCCACGAGGACGACAAGCGCAGCATGACGGTCACCGTCGGTGACACCGGCGCGATGCTGATCAAGTGCTTCGCCGGCTGCCGCGTCGAAGACATCGTCGAGGCGGTTGGCGTGCAAATGCGCGAGCTGTGGCCGCCGTCCGAGCGCCCCCGGGCGCCTGGCCCCGCCGCGGTGAAGGTGGTCGCGCGGTACGACTACATCGACGAGCAGGGCGTGTTGCTCTACCAGGTGGAGCGGACCGATCCGAAGGGCTTCCGCCAGCGCAAGCCCGAGGGCGAGGGCTGGTCCTACAAGCTCGGCAACGTCCGCCGCGTCCTGTACCGGCTGCCCGAGCTGCTAACCGCCAAGGGCCGGCCGGTGCTGCTGGTCGAGGGAGAGAAGGACGTGGAGAACCTCCGCAAGCTCGGCCTGATCGCGACCACCATCGCCGGCGGTGCCGGCGCGTGGCGCCCTGAGTACGCGGAGCCGCTTCGCGATCGAACGGTCGTCATCATCCCGGACAACGACGAGCCGGGGCGCCAGTTCGCGATGCAGGCCGCGACCTGGATCCTGCGCTCGCTGGTCGTGGTGCTGCCCGGACTGGCCGAGAAGGGCGACGTCTCGGACTGGATCGCGGCGGGGGGGACCGCCCGCCAGCTGGGCGAGCTCGCACGCGCGGCTGCTCGAGCGAAGGTCCGCAACGCTGAGGAAGTCGCGGCGGCGCTGGGCAGGGCCGCGTGAGGTTTCCCTACGAATACAAGGTTCCGCCGTACGAAGAGTTTCGGACCGGCCTGACCTTCGGGGCGGTGCGCCAGATGCTGTGGGTCCACAACGATGACCCGAAGACCTGGCGCTACAAGCGGCGCCGGACCGTTCTCGGGTTCTGGCACCAGCTGAAGCAGCAGCTCTACGCGCAGCTGCTCGACCGGATCGAGGCCGGCGAGCCCCCCCCGGTGACCCGCCTTTCTGAAGGGAGCGAGCCATGACGTGGAACGAATTCATCGAGGCCGTGCTGATGGTGGCGCTGGTGTGGGGCTGCGTGCTGGTGGGCTGGTGCAACCCATGACGCCGCTTCGCCACTACCGGAACGGGCCCGAGATCGACGTGGCGCTCTGCGGAGAGCGGGACATGCCGATATTCGCGGCGAGCACGCGGTTCATCACCTGCCCGGCGTGCATCGCGAAGCGCGCCGGGCTGATCGCAAGGGGGCTGAGCCGTCCGCGACAGCAGCTGGTCGCCGAGGCGAAGCGGAGGCGTGAGATGCCGGCGTCCTCGCCTGACTTCGGAAGGGGCGCACGGGCTAGTGATTGGAAGCGCGTCGACAACAACGGGAGTCGACGGTGACGAAGGCGGCGCAGATCATCGAGTTGCACCAGCAAGGCGGTCGTACGCCCACGGAGATCGCCACGATTGTCGGATCCACCCGTCGCACGGTGAACAGCACCATCTACCGCTGGAGACAGCGCGGGTGCCTGGACGCGAAGCCGCGCGGTCGGCCGCCCGTCAACCAGGAGCTGGAGACTTCGCGCGCGCAGGACCGGATCCAGCGGGACATCGCCGCTGGGAAGCGCTGCAAGCGATGCTGGCTGCTGACCCCGTGTGATCACACGCCATGAAGCGCCGTCGCCCGAAGATCTACCTGTCGATGGCCGAGCTTGGCCGCCAGGCTGATGAAGCGCTGGCCCGTGCGAACGCGATCGTTCTGGTCGCCAGGGCAAGCAGGGAAGCCGAGAAGCTACAAGCAGGTGCGGCGACAAAGCCGCGTATTGGAGGGGGACCCGCGCAAGGAAGATAGCGCGTGAGCATCCGACGCCGGGATGGCCCGGGCTGCATCGGAGCCGGCAAAAGCTGGGAGCTATCGCCACGCGGCGGGTCTCCTGGGGAAGGCTGAGCTATTCCGAGCCGACTGCAGCAGCTGCCTGGATGCGCTCCCCTCCGACTCGCACCGATCATAGACCGAGTCTCTTTCCGACAACGTGGTTGGGAAATGGATCTCGGAGTGTGCCCGGTGCTGTTGCCGCGCTGAATTAACGGACATCGCGTCCAAGAACCTCGGGTCGACGATAGTCAAGCAAGCTTGACTAATCTGGCGGTTCCTGCCACACGGCGGTCATGCATGTTATGCACAGCTCGAAGTGGCTGGCGCGCGCTGCCCTTGAGCGCCTGACGCGAATCCAGGCGATTCGGGCTGTCGTTGAGCGGCGTTTCGAACGAGCCGACGACAAGCAGCGCATCCCGACACGCACAGTGGCCTTGGTGGTCGGTGCGGAGATGGGCGAGCCGGTGAACCCGCCGCTGTACCGCGACATCGCAGCCGCGGTGAAGCCGCTCGGGTGGCTGCGAATCAAGCCGAAGAACAGGCCGCAGTGGCGCGGCGTGAGGGCGCGGTGACCAAGCTCGAGCGCGAGTGGGCCGCGAAGCTGAAGGCCAGCGGCTTCCAGGACCTGGAGACCCCTGGCGATCGGGACGGCCCGCTGTCGAACCGTGGCCACTTGGTGAACCACGCCGAGGCAACAGACGAGAACGAGGCGCGCCTGGTCCAGCGCATCGAGTTGGGCGAGGCCGAGACGGACCGCCGACGGGCAATCCTGCACCTGCCCATCCGCCGCGGTCGCAGGGCCTGGGCGCTCCACGCTGACGGCGTGTCGGAGCGCGACATTGCCAAGGCGTTGGGCATCACCCGCGACGCCGTACGCAAGCAGCTCGCGCACGTCGAGGCAGCCGCATCACGAATCCGAGCAAGGGAGGCGCGACCATGGCAGACCGACCGAAGAAACCTGCGACGCAAGGCCCGAAACCTGGTGAGCCGGTGCGAGCCGTCGGTGTTGCTGGAGATGGCCAGGCTTCTGTTGACGCCGAGGGGGCAGCCGACGAGGCCATCTCGATGATCGTCAGCGACATGCGGCGCCTGCGCGCCATCGTCAACGCGACCGAGCGGACCATGACCTGGGAAGAGGGCTCCCTGGTGGCCAACTACGCCCGCACGCTGGCCGTCCTGGCGCGCGCGAGGAAGCGGCCCGGGGGATTGGGCGACAAGACCGAGGCCGAGCTACTCGAGATGGCGATGGGCATCCCCGAGCTGCGCGCGGCGCTGGCTGGTGGGTCGTGAGCGGCTTCGCCCAGCGGACGCACGGCCCCGATGACGTGGCGTTCATCTACAGCAGCTGGATGAAGTCGTACCGCGCCAGCGAGCCGCACATGGCCAGCGACGACTACTACTCGCTCCAGCGCCTGCGCATCGACCGGCTCATCGCAAAGCACGGCGTGCTGGTGGTCTACCCCGAGGGAAGGAACCGCGTGATCGCAGCCTGGGCGTGCCTGGATCTGGCGCGGGAGGCGGTGGCGCACTACGTGTACGTCCAGCGCGAGTATCGGGGGCGCGGCATCGCTCGGATCCTGCTGACCGGCCGCACGTCGCTCACGCACTGGACGCCAGCCGTCGAGACGCTGGTGCGCCATGGCTTCCGGTACCGGCCGCACCTGCTGGATGTGGCCAAATGAGCCTGCGGAAATGGCTGAAGGTGGCCGGTGCGCTGAGGCCCCTGGAACCGCCCGAAGAGCGGCTGTTGGACCGGGGGGCAATCGTGCAGACGGCCCCGCGGCAGCGCCGGCACAAGTACGACTTCAGCCGGCACGAGCCGCCGATCACGAAGGCGCAGCAGGTGTGGATTCTCGGCCAGCAGCAGAAGCAGGTGGAAGCGGGCATCCGTGCCCCGGCCATCCGCGATGCTGACCTGTCGCCAGAACAGCTGGCCGAGCTGAACGCGCTGAGGGGCGAGATGGACCAACACGACAAGGAGTACACCGATGATGATTCAACTGACGACCGCGAGTGATGGCGTGGGCTACATGATCCACCAGAACGGTGGCATACCCGGTGACCACCGGCTTTACGAGGACGGCGAGGTCATCGACCGTCAATTCTCGACCTGGGCCGAGGCCCGCACGTGCGCCCAGGAGCGTACCGGCGCCCGAATCACCAATGAGGGCATGTCGACGTGGCTGTCCTGGGAGACCACCACGACGTGACCTCCGAGACGCGCGCCATCCTGGCCGAGCTCGCCGCGCGCGCGCTGCGGAAGCGGTGGGATCCGCGTGCCTTCGCAGGCCAGCACGAGCCGCAGTACGGTTTCATCACCGACCGCTCGCCCTTCTCGCACGCCCAGTGCGCGCGGCAGTCCGGGAAGACCTGGGGCGACGACTTCATCCTCGGGCAGAACGCCGACGAGCACCCGCGCAGCGCTGGCCTGTTCCTGGGGCTGAAGGGCACGGGCGTCCGAGTCTCGAACTGGGTGCCGACGTGGAAGCAGGGGCTGTGCGAGATGCACGGCATCCCATCGGACTGGCACAACGAAACGTCGATGGTCACGACGTGGCCGAACGGCTCGCGCGTAATGTTCGGCGGCACCGACGACCTGTCGAACGTGCGCAAGTTCCTTGGCAATTCGCTGCGAAACTACGGCATCGTCATCATCGACGAGGCGCAGGACCAGCCGCCCCAGGTGCTGCGCTACATCCTGAACACGCTGCTGCCCCCGATGCTGGGGCCGAAGTCGCGAATCATCCTGTCCGGCGTGCTGCCCGACGTCCCGGCTGGGCCGTTCTACGACCTTGCGCACCCGGGCGGCCTCGGTGGGGCCAAGTGCACCTGTACCGGCTGGCGACACCACGAATGGGGGCGCGCCGCGAACATCCACACGCCCGAGGCGATGGAGCAGCTCGCGAAGTACATGCGGGACCACGGCCTCACCGAGGACGACCCGCAGATCCAGCGCGACTGGTTCATGAAGCGCGTCTGGGACACTAGCGCGACGGCCTACCGCTACCGCCAGGAGCTGAACGGCTACAAGGCCGAGACGCCCGACTGGTTCAAGCACGTGGACTGGGAGCACGGGAAGGCGCGCGCCGCCGTGCCGCACGACGGAATCGACCAGTTCACGATCGGCATCGACCCGGGCGGTGGCGACCGCACCAGCATCGTGGTCTGGGGGTGGGGCGAGCACACGCACGAGATTCAGCATGTCTTCGAGTGGGTCACGCCGCGCGACACGCCGGTGCCGCTGTCCGAGATCGCCTCGACGCTGGCGATCGCGGTGGAGCACTACCCGACGGACAACATCTTTTGGGACCCTGGCAGTGGCTCCCTGGAAATCGACACCTTCGGGACGGACTACGGCATCCCACTGGTGCGCGCTGCAACCAAGACTGACTTCCCCGGCCAGGTCCGCCGCAACAACGACTTGCTGACCAAGGGCTACCTGAAGGTGATCATCGGCTCGGCGCTGGAAGAGGACTACCAGCGCGCCCGGTTCGACACCGAGGCGCGCGCGAAAGGCACCTGGCGCTGGTCCAGCCAGTGGCATCCCGACCCGAGCGAGGCCGGACGCTACGGGTTGCAGGGCTACTACAACGCCTACGTGGAGCCGCCCAAGCCCGTGCCGGTGGAGCTGGCCAAGCGAGCCGCGATGATCAAGCGCCAGCGCGAGTACAACGCGAAGCGCGGCGGCAACGGCGATCCGGAGCTGGAAGAGGAGCAGCTCGTCGATGACCTGTTCGGCTGAGTTGTTGGACAAAATGTCCATGAACTAGCGCGTCAAGCAACCGTGCGGGCCACCGCATGGGAACAAAGCAGCTCAAGGCGCTATTGCGCACGCTGAACGCCGCTGGCGTCCTGTCGTACACCGATGGCGCCGTTTCGGTGACGTTTGGCGGCCCGATCGCGCCCGTTGTCGACAAGGAAGACGCGACGGGTGCCGGTGAGCTGTCATTGCCGCCCGGCACCCCTGACCCCGGGGCGCTGATCCGCCAGCTGTACGCCGAGCGCGAAGCCGCGAAGAAGGCGAAGCGGTCCTGATGGCGACGGCGAAGTTCAAGAACAAGCCGCAGCCGGTCATCGGCGTCCACGACTACAGCCGGCGCGACGTGGCCGGGCCGCAGCTCGGCTGGTGGCCCGAGACGCTGGACGAGCGCGGCGCCGCGATGGTGGCGCTGGCCAAGCAGATCGAGACGTCGTCGCCCGAGATGATGCGGAACGACCTGAACCTGCTGTACGGAAGCTGCTACGAGGGCCGTGCGCTCACGTCGCTGTACCAGTACGGCGGGGCCGCGGTGCTGAGCCAGGGCGCGACGTCGCTGGCTAGCACGGTGGACGTCAGCTGGAACCAGATCCGCAGCGTCGTGCAGACGGTGGCCTCCCAGGTGAGCCGCACGAAGCCGCGCGCCCGGTTCCTGACCACGGGCGGCAACTACAAGCAGAAGCGGCGCGCGAAGAAGCTGACGCTGTACTGCGACGGGCTGTTTCAGGAGGCGAAGGCCTACGAGAAGACCCAGCAGGTGTTCGTCGACGCGGGCGTGTTCGACGTGGGCGCGCTGGAGGTGTACCGCGACGGTGACCGGGTGCGCATGGCTCGCATCCTGGCGTGCGAGATCCTGATCGACGCCAACGACGGCATCTATGGGACGCCTCGGTCCATGTACCGGCGTCGCTTCATCGACCGCTCGATGCTGCTGTCGCGGTTCCCGAAGTGCGCCGATGCGATCCGGCGGGCGACCGCGGCCGACCCGGTGCACAACGGCGCGCAGGCGTCGCTCATTGAGGTGTACGAGGGCTGGCACCTGCCGAGCACGCCGAACGCCAAGGACGGGCGGCACTGCATCGCCATCGCCGGCCAGGGTGGAACGCTGCTCGACGAGGTGTACAAGCGCGACTACTTCCCTGTGATCTTGTTCACCTGGGACCGGTCGCTCGCGGGCGCGTACGGTCGGAGCGCGGCCGAGGTGCTGCTGCCCAACCAGACCGCGATCAACACGCTCCTGGACAAGATCGCCCGCGCCCAGCACCTGGCGTGCGTGCCCCGCGTCGGCATCCAGCGCGGGTCGAAGGTGCTGAAGTCCGAGATCACGAACGGCATCGGCTCGGTGATCCAGTTCGGTTCGATGCCCCCCGTGTGGTGGTCGCCCACCGCGCTGTCGCCCGAGGTGTATCAGCACCTCGAGCGCCACTGGTCGAAGGGCTTCGAGCTCTACGGCGTCTCGTCCGACACGGCGAGCGGCCGCAAGGAGGCTGGCGTCACCAGCGGCACGGCCATCCGCGAGTCGCTCGACATCCAGACGGCCCGATTCGCGGTGCTGGCGCAGCGTTGGGAACAACTGCACCTGGACATCGCCCGCGCGGCCATCGATATCGCCCGGGACATCTACGCCGACAACAAGGAGATGCGCGTTTCGGCGCCCGGCTCTGCGCTGCTGGAGTCGATCGACTGGGGCGAGGTCGACATGGAGGAGGACCAATACGTGATCCAGGGCTACCCGACGTCGCTGTTGCCCACCACGCCCCAGGGGCGCATCGACCGGGTGGCCGACCTGGTGGATCGCGGCATCTGGTCACCCAAACGGGCCGAGGCCGCGCTCGATGACCTGGACGTCGACGCCGCCACCAGCGCGAGCCGCGCCGCCGAGAAGGACATCGAGCGCATGTGCGACGAGATGCTGTCGGGCGGTCGGTACGAGGGACCCGAGCCAACGATGGACCTCGACGCCTGCCTGCGAATCGCCGGCCAGCACCTGAGCATGGGGCGGCTGGAGAAGGTCCCCGCCAAGGACTTGGACAAGCTCTACAAGTTCCTGGACGACACGGCCGAGCTGAAGAAGCAGATCACGCCCGCGCCCGCGGCGCCCCCCGCGCCAGTGCCCGGCGCTCCCGTTCCCGCGCCCACGCAGGCGGTGGCAGCGTGAAGAATCGCAAGGTAGGTAGCACCGAGCTGTTCCGCGGCGGGCCGTACACCGACGAGCTGGGCATCGCCGACTGGACCGGCAGCACGCTCAAGATCACGATGCGCGACCAGTACGGGTCGCTGGTGATCAACGCGCAGCCGGCCGTCGCTGCCACCGGGAGCACCTGGACCTATCAGCCGCTGGCGGGCCACGTCGCCAACCCCGGCACGTACCAGATCGAAATCACCGACGTCACCAAGGGCGTCGTCTACCCGCAGTCCGGGTACGAGCAGCTCATCATCGAGCCGATCTTGACGTCGACGGGCACGCCGCCTGTCGACCCGACGGCCCACAGCATCACGCTGGCGATGCTGGCGCAGCAGACGCCGGGCGCGGTGCTGCTGTACGACGCCAGCGGCAACGCCGCCGTCCTGGCGGACGTCGCGGCTGGCGCGTTCTTGATGAGCGGCGGGGTCGGCATCCCGCCTGTTTATGGCCTGAACTCGGGGAACGCGGCGGGGCGCGTGAAGGTGCCGGTGCTGATTGATCCGGGGACGTCGCTCGTGGCCGCCGCGTCGTACGCATCCCCCGGCTGGGCCGCTGACCTGTACGAGGAAATCACGTTCATTTTTCGCGGTTCTTCCGCGGCGAACGAGACCCCGACGTTCACGCTGCGAAACGTGGCGGGCGGCTACTCGTCGGGTGGCTCAGGGAATGGCGCCTTGTCACTGACCGACGGGGCGAACGTCTCCATCGCCCTGCAATCCACCGTGTTCACGTTCCGGGGGACCTGGTACTGCAAGTCTGGCGGTGCGCGAATCGTCAACCTCGACGCTATCAGCCCGCCGTACGCTATCCACGTGACCGGCCAGACCACCACGGCGGGCAACGGCGCGACCGGACTGGACATCGCGTTTCCCAGTAACACCACGGGGACCATCACACTGTGGGGAGTGCCAGCGTGACGTCGTCCTCGACGAACCCGTGGGCGAGCTTTGGTGAGACGACTGGCGTCGTTTCTGGGCGAATCAAGGGCGTCGACCTCACGGCGACCGGCGTCTATGAAATCGTTCCGGCGTTCACCTTCGGTGACCCCGCAGATGACGCGCTGGTATTCCCGCAATTCGCCTACGCCGTGTTGCGGTCCAAGGTCGGAGCGGTCACGACCGCCGCGCGAATCCGGATCGGCGGGAACGCCACGCACGACGACGTGATGCCGCTGTTCATTGTGCCGGCTGGCGCGCAGGTTGGCGGCTACGCGATGCCGCCGCTGGTGGTTTCGCCGTACGTCCCTCCGAATCTGCGCGCAGGCTCACTCTCGTTCGAGGTAGAGCGCGCGGCCATCGGGCCAAGCCAGCTCACCGGGGACATCCTGATCGTCGGGATGCTGGTCTCCGGGTAGCGCCGACCGGCCCCGCAACCACGCGGGCCCGGTTATGGCAAAGAAGACTGCACCCGCCGATCTGACCGCTGAAGACGTCCTGGCCGCGAACGAGGCCGAGGGCAACGCCGCCAAGGGGCTCGACGTCGTCGCAGGCGTCACGGAGACCCAGGCCGAGGCGATCCGGCGCATCCGCGCCGAGCGCGAGAAGGAGCGCGCCGTCACCGGCGGCACCGGGCCGCGCGTGATTCGCGACTACCAAGACGCCGAGCGCCTCTGGAACCTGAAGCTGCTCACGCCCAAGGAAATCGTCGACTGCGAAGAGCGGGGGCTGTTCTCCGAACAGATCCTGCAGCAACTGCGCGCGCTGGATGCCGACGCGGAGGCCGCGGAGTAGTCCATGGCCGCTGGCGAAACCACGTCCGGGCCTGCGGTCGCGGCTGCTGCTGCGGCTGACACGGCTGCGGACGCGCCGTCGGGCGCCGATGCGATCATGGATCCCGGCCAGCGCATGGCCGCGATGCTGGCCGAAGGCGTCGACCTGGAGAACCATGGCGCCGCTCCCGTTGGCGCGCAGTTCGAGGGCGAGAAGAAGCCCGAACCGGCCGCCGCCACGGAGACCACCGAGGCCACGCCGGCCGAGCCGGTGCAGAACGATACCGTTCTGCGTCGCGGCTTCTCGAAGCTGGAGGCGGAGAAGCAGAAGCTGTTCGAGCTGCAGGCCGAGGCGAAGGCCGCGATCGAATCGGCCAAGACGAACGGCGAGAAGGCAGGCGCCTACGACGCCTTCGTGGCCAAGCTGAAGAGCGATCCGGCGTCCGCGCTGATCGAACTCGGCGGTGAGGCCCTGGTCGACACGGTGATCGATGCGATCGCCGACCTGTCGAAGCCGTCCGCAGAGCGCGAGGTGGCCAAGCTCCGCAAGGAGCTGAAGGACCGCCAAGAAGCCGAGCTGAAGGCGAAGACCGAGGCCGACCAGCGGGACGCGATCGCGCGCTGGCAGAAGGGAATCACCGACGAGGTGATCGCGGCCGGCGAGAAGTTCGACCTGGTGAACAGCCTTGGCGCCGCCGCTCACGCGACGGTCATCGAGATGATCACCCAGCACTATGCGGCGACCAAGCAGACGCTCACGGCGTCGCAGGCCGCGGCGAAGCTGGAGGCCTTCTACGAGTCGGCCCTCGGCAAGTCGAAGAAGTTCGGGCCCCGCGGGGCCCAGGCTGCGGCTCCGGCTGCACCGAAACCCGCGCCAGGCAGTGCAGCGAAGCCAGCCCCCAAGCAGACGGGCGTCACCACGCTGTCCGCGGTCCATCCCTCGGAGGTCACCGTCACCGACGAAGACCTGGCCGAGATGGAACCCGGCAAGCGGCTCGCGGCGGTCTACGCCGAGCTCGGGATCCACTGAGGAGTAAGTCATGGCATCTGGACAGACCAGCACCACGGGCTCCGCGTTCGTAAAGCGGTACTACAGCCCTTCGTTCGTCATCAACACGATCAGCAAGAAGGAGTCTCGGCTCCTGAACCTGATCAATCACGACAGCTCGAAGCCGGGCGGTGATTCCTACAACTTCCTGACGATGGTCGGCGACAACCCCTCGGGGTCCGCTGACTTCTCGCAGGCGCAGGAGCGCGGCCAGAACGCCGGCTCATCTGGCTTCCAGTTCAAGGTGGACTGGATGAACGATTTCCAGGCTCCGTCGGTGAGCAAGGAAATGATCGCGAAGACCCGCAACCAGGCGGGTGGCTGGATCCCGGCGCTGAAGAACGAAATCGACTCGGCCCTGCGCTACTCGGCGCACCGTCGGTCGGTCGCGCTCTACACCACGGGGTTCGGCGAGCTCGGGACCGTGACCAACGCCATTGGCGCGGGCTTCACGATCACCGTCGGCAACCCGCGCACCGGCGCAGCCGATCGAAGCTGCTCGTTCCGCTTCGTGAAGGGCATGAAGCTGGTGTTCTCGCAGACCATCGGCGCCAGCGTGCTGCGCGCCGGTCAGTCCGCCGTGGTGACCAAGGTCGACTACGTCAACGGCATCATCACGCTGGACACCGCGCTGAACGCCATCACAGGCCTCACGCAGAACGACGTGATCTTCACCAAGGGCGACCGTCAGGACTCGGCCACCCCGACCCGGCTCCGTCCTCCCGGCCTCGGCTTCTGGTGCCCCACCACGGCGCCCGGCGTCGGCCCGGACTACGGCGTCGACCGCAGCTCCAACTCGTTCCTGTACGGGTGGATCATCGACGGCACCGCGTCCGGCAAGTCGCTGGCGCAGTGCCTGGTCGAGGCGGCCAACCTCTGCTCCACCGTCGGCCACGCCGAGCGGCTGGTGGCGGCGGTCTCGGTCGACAAGTTCATCGAGCTTTCCGCCTCGATGGAGGACAAGCAGTACACCCAGATCACCGGTCGCGGCGGCACGGGCTACAAGGCCCTGGTCGTCTACGCCGATGGCGTGGAGCTTCCGGTCATCAGCGACATGTACTGCCCGAACTCGGAGGCGTACGTGGGCAACCCGGACGCGTTCCATCACCCGTCGATCGGTCCCGCCCCCCACATGGACGAGGCCGATGGCAACAGCGTTCTCCGTCAGTCGGCGGACGCGGGCCTCGAGGCGCGCACCGAGGCCTTCGAGACCATGACGCTGGAGAACGGCGCGCAGTTCTCGGTGATCAAGCTGGCGTAACCCACCCGAGGCGCCTGGGGCGGTAGCAACACCGCCGCCCCGGGCTCTTCAAAAGGACCATCATGGGAGAACTTCAGAAGCACCGGAACCCGAAGACGATCCAGCCGAACATCACGATTCTGGCCGGCTCGATCACGATCGGCGCGGCCGGGGCGGTCGGCGCCCAGACCGACACCCGCAACGGCGGCGTCACGTTCACCAAGAACGCCACCGCCGGCCGCTACGACGGCGTCATTCACCGGGCGTATCGCCGCTCCATCAAGAGCGACGCCAACATCGCGGGTGCGGTCGCCGGCACCGTGCCGAGCGCGGCGAAGCAGGCGTTCATCACCGGCATCCCGGCTGCGGCGCTCGCGGGCACCGCTGGTTTCTCCACGTTCTCGATCCAGTGCACGGCGGCGGATGGCGCGACGGCGACCAACCCGGCGTCCGGCGACATCGTGAACTGGGAGCTGCAGGTGAGTGACTCGCCGTGAACATCGCCGACACTGCGAAAGCGGCGCTGGCGATGGGCCCTTCCTCGTCGGACGCCAACGCCGACGAGGAAGACTACTCGCCGGCCAAGGCCTCGATGAAGGCGTTCATGGATGCCGTCAAGAGCGGCGACGTGGATGCCGCCCTCGACGCCTACGCCGACGTCAAGGCGAACTGCGGGATGAGCAAGAGCGGCGGCGCGGAGGAGTAATCCGTGGCGGTCCCGCTCTCGGAAATCCTGTCGGGAGCGAAAGACCTCGCCGACTACCAGAACAACGCCTCGGTCAGCGACATCACCTGGCGGCGCTGGATCAACCAGGCGCAGGAGGAACTCTATCGGTTCCTCTTTCGCCTGGCTCCTTCGCGCTTCAACGCCACCGTGACGTTCACGCTGGCCGGCGGCGTGAACGTCGTCGCGCTGGCCGCTGGCTGGCGGCGGGTGTTCGGGGTGACCAAGGACCCGGCGTCCCAGTCGCTGCGCCAGTCCCTGCGCACGTTCAACTTCGAAGAGCGCGACGCTGCCGGCAACGCCGGGACGTCCATGATCCCGGAGCGGCGGTACGACATCCAGGGCAACAACCTGGTGATCGAGCCGGCGTCGTACGCGGCCGGCAACTACGCCTACTACTACACGATCGGGCCGACCAAGTTCGCCATCGACGGGTCGCAGGACGCGACGAACATCAACGCGATCTTTGAGCCGTACGTCGACTTCATCGAGCACCACGCTGCGATCAAGGCCCTCGCGCGCGAGGAATCCGACACCAACAACCTCCGCGCGAACCTGCAGGAGATCAAGGACGGCATCGAAGCCGAATTCGGCGACAGCACCGAGCCGGCCACGATTGTCGACGTCGAAGCGACCGGCGGATCGGGGCTCTGGCCGTGACATGGGGATCAAGCTCGACAAGACCCAGTTTCCCGACACGCTGAACCAGCAGGCACAGGCGCGAATCGCGAAGACCGTCGACGACCTGTCGAAGCGCGACGAGCTGTTCGCGTCGCCCGTGGCCTTCATCCCGAGCACCCAGGCCATCAAGGCCGGCACGTCCATCGCCGTCTGGGGCGGCCCTGCCGGCGGTGTGCTGGTGCTGCCCCCCGCGGCGTCGCAGGGCAAGAACACCAGCGCCATCGTCTGGGTGCTGAACACGACGGCCACCGCGGTGACCATCGCCGCGGCTGCCAACGAGACCGTCGACGGCGGCAACACCATCACGCTCGCTGGCGGCGCGCCCGTCGTGCTGGCCAGCGACGGCGTGAACAAGTGGCTGTCCCTCGGCAAGGCGATCCCCGGCGCCCGCGTGGACGTGTTCACGGCCTCGGGCACCTGGACGAACCGCGGCGGCGTGGTCTCGGTGTACGCCCAGGCCGCGGGCGGCGGCGGCGGGAGCGGCGAGCGCGGCGGCTTCATCGGCTCGGGCGCTGGCGCGTCGGGCGGCGGCTACGCGGAGCTGATCGCGGTGCCCGCGACCGCCCTCGGCGCCGTGGGCAACACCATCGCGGTCACCATCGGCGCCATCGGCACCGGCGGCGCTGCCAAGGCCGTGAACGGCGTCGGTCTCGACGGCACGGACGCCGCCAACACGACGTTCGGCGCGTTCCTGACGGCGCTGGGAGGAAAGAAGGGCAAGGGTGGCGACGGCTCGCTCGGCGCCCTTGGTGGCGCGTCCGTCCAGGGCAGCGGCGCGGGCGCGAACGGCCAGACCATCGGCGCCGCGGCCGGGATCGCAGGCAGCAGCGGAACGGGGCGCGCCGGCGGTGGCGGCGGAAGCGGCGCCACCTCGGGCGCAGCGAACGCAGGCGGGAACGGTGGCAACGGCTCGACGTCCACCGGCGTGACGAACGCTGGCGGCACGGGCGTGTCAGGCGCGGCCGGCAACAACGGCGGCTCGGGCACCACGAATACGGTCACCGGCGGCGGTGGCGGCGCGGGTGGTGGCGAGACGGCCGGCAACGCAGGCTTCGCGGGTGGGAACGGCGGCAACTACGGTGGCGGCGGCGCGGGCGGCGCGTCGGCGACGGGCAACCCCAGTGGCAAGGGCGGCGACGGTGGGCCGGGCATCATGATCGTGGTCACCTCGGGCCCGACGCAGTAGCCCGCTCGACCCGTTCGATGCGGTTACGCAGCCGGGTCAGTTCGCCGTCGATGCGATCCTGCTCCGTCTGACGCTCAACCGATCGCCACCAGACGTAGCCGATGACGCCGAGGATCATCGCCACGATGCCAGCGAATATCGCGATGGCTCGCGCGAGGTGCCACAGCAACATCAGCGTGTGCCATGCCACGTGACCCCAGTCCCGTGCCTCGTTCTTGACGGCCGTCGCGAAATTGCTCACGGCTCGCAGCTCGCGACGCACAGGGTCTGATAGGTCATCGACGGGTCGGCGATCAGGCGAAACGTCGTGGTGCAGCCGTAGATCGGCTTCCAGTTCGGCACGTCGTTCCGGTCGCCGACCATGCACGTCGCCTGCGCGTGCGGATCGCCGCTGCCAGGGCAGCCGACGCCGTACACGATGTCTCCGCAGTCGGGCAAGCCGACGCTCACGGGCTCATCCATGACGCCCTTCTCGTCGCCGCACCCGATGAACAACCCGGCCACCACCAGCAACAGCGTCTTGCACATGATCCAGATGATACGCTACGCGCGCCGCCGATCAAGCGTGGTCGTTTCTGGACAATTTGACCAGTAATTCGCCGCGTCACTTCGACCACCGGGGCCCAGGTGATGCCGAAGCTGCGCGTAGGGTCAGGGCTCGCCAAGGTCAGCGTGCCGGTGCTCGTCAACGGGGCGCTGGACACGAAGACGAACCCCAAGCTGGTGCAGCCCGGGGCGCTGCTCGAGCTGGAGAACATGTACCAGCTGAAGACGGGCGAGCTGCGACTGCGCAACGGCTTCGCGGCCTTCGGAAAAACAACCGTGGACGGCAACATCCTGGCGCGGATGCGGGCGATCTGGCCTGGGCTCGCGGGCGACGTGATGTCACTCGCCGATCTGACGGTCGCGCCGCTGAATGGCCTGCCTGGGCTGCGGGTGCGCACCGGAACGCCAGCCGTAATTCCCGGGACCACGGCAAACTGGACCGACGCCGCCGGCGGTGGGGCGATTGCCTTCAACTGGCAGGGTGCCGCTTCAGCCATGCTGCGCGGCAAGATCGGGGAGCCGGCCCTGACGGCGCTGGCGGACGCCGTCCAGCCCGACCAATCACAGGGCGGCGGTCTTGTCTCAACCGTCTGGCAGGGATCGGCGGCGGGAACCTGGTTTCACGTCCTCGCCGATCAGACCTCCGGAACCATCACCTTTGGGCCCTACCTGCTCAACACCGCGACCGCGACGTGCTGGAAGGCGGTCTACAGCCAAGGTTTTCATTGCCTGGTCTCGGTGAACTCCGCGACCAACGACATCGTCATCCGCCGGATCTCCCTCGGGGGCGCGATCACGGACTCCGTCGTCGCGGCGGCGGCGGTGTCCGCTGCCCAGCCCTGGTTCGACGTGATGGTCGATTCCGTCTCGGGGAACATCGTCATCGCCTATCGGGCGACTGCCGGCGGCGTCAGCGTGCGAACCTACAACCCGGCGACGCTGGCGACCGTGCTGGGCCCGGTGAATACCGCTGGCGCCGATGCGTCGATGACCATGGGCTGGCTGGACAACAGCGCGGCGACGGGATCGTTCCTGCTCGGCACCGCTGGCGCCGGCGCTGGCCTGGTGGTCCGCGTGATGAGCCAGGGCGCGCTCGCGGTTACGGCCACCAACGTGATCGACGCTGCCGCGACCGCGAACGTTCGCAACGTCACCGGCTACGTCCGCACTGGCGTGGCCGACTACGTCGCGCTCTGGGACGTGACCGCGGCGTCGACATTCAACACGAACACCCGCCGCGGCGATTGGACCGGCGCTGCGGCTGTGCTGTCGATGTTCCAGTCCTACGGGCTGGTCTCGCGCGCGTTCAAGATGAGCGACGGCCTTTGGTACGTGCTGTGCTCCTACGACTCGACGGTCAACAACGCCTACCAGCTCTTCACGATCCCGGTTGCCGGCGGTGCGTTGCTGGTCAACGGGAACGGTCGCAGCCCCGTCCTGTCGTCGGTAGACCGCAAGTCAGGCGGCCCCGTTGTCGTTTGCGGCCTGGCTTCCGTGCGGACGACGCCTGCTGGGGCCTACGGCATCGCCATCGCGGTGCGCGCCAGCAAGTCCCAGCGGGTGATCTCCGAGCTGCAGATCAACAACGCCGCGCGGACCCTGCGCGCGCGCGAACTGGGTCGGTCGCTCTTCATCCCGGGCGGGATGCTCACACAGCACGATGGTGCTGGCGTGTCTTGGGCGGCGTTTCCGCTCGTTCCGGAAGCCCCGGCGGTGGCCACCCGCGCCGCCGGGGCGATGACGCCCGGCGGGAGCTACGACTACTACCTAGTCTATAAGCGCACGGACGCGAATGGCCGAGTCATCCGGTCGGCCCCGTCGCTGCCGACAACGGTTGTGATCGGCGGTGGAGACGGCAGCACCACGGTCACCTACAAGATCCCGCGGCTGCTGCCGTCCTACCAGGCTTGGACCGCCGTCGAGTTCTATCGCCGCGGCCCCACCGCGTCGGGCGCGTCGGCGATCAACCTGGTGGGCTCGGCTGTCGCTGACCCCTCGGGGGTCCCCGACACGACCACGTTCATCGACACGATCTCGGACGCCACCGCAGCGGCGAACGAGCTGCTGTACACGACGGGCGGCATCCTCGACAACTTCAACCCGCCGTCGCACCAGATCCTGGAGGTGAACCAGACGCGGGTCTGGCTGGTGAGCGCCGAGGATCCCACCGAGCTGTGGCCGTCGAAGGAGTACAAGGCCGGGACGGGCATCGGCTTCAACCCGCTGCTGGCCTTCAAGGTCACGGGCGACGGCGCGGGGGCGATCACGGCGCTGGCGTCGATGGACGGCCGGCTGATCGTGTTCAAGTCGACGGCCATCTGGGTGATCACCGGCGACGGGCCCAACGACGCCGGCCAGGGCACGTTCAACCCGCCGGCCAACGTCTCGCGCAACATCGGCACGGTCCTTCCCGGCTCCGTGGTGCTGACCCCCGACGGCGTCATGTTCCAGGCCGCGAACGGCATCTACCTGCTCGACCGCGGGCTGCAGCTGACGTACATCGGCGCCGCCGTCGAGCAGTACACCCTCGCCGAATCCGTCGTCGACGCCTCGCCCGTCACCGGCCAGACCCAGGTGCGGTTCGTCATGCCGTCGGGGCGCTGCCTGGTGTGGGACTACCACCACAAGCGCTGGTACACCTTCAAGCTGCGCGTGGATACGTCCGGCGTGGCCAGCACCGTGGTGGCCTGCGCGGACATCCCATCGGGCTGGTGCTACGCGCTGGCGGACGGCTCGGTCTTCCAGGAGACGCCGGGGGTGTACAGCGACGTGAACGGCACCACGACGGCCATCGTCCCGCGGATCGGCTTCCCACACCTCGACCTGAACGGCCTGAACGGCTACCAGCGGGTGTACGCGGTGCAGGTGCTGGGCGACGTGACGGGGGCGTGCACCCTCGATATCGACGCCGAGTTCGACTACTCGGGCGCCGTGACCGGCGTGCCGAAGACGATCCCGCTGACCGTCGGCACGGGCAGCTTCATGGTGGAGTACAACCCGCCCGAGGGCCGGAACAAGTGCACCGCGATGCGGCCGGTGCTGACCACCGTCGGCCAGGCCGCTGGGAGTGGGGCGTTCACGATCACCAGCGTCAACGTCATCGTCGGAGCCAAGCGGGGCAGCGGCATCCCCTACGGCAAGCGCCTCACCTGAGCAACCAGCGGGGCCACCGTAGATGGCCACCGGATACGCACCCCCACCTGGCGCGCAGCCGCACCCGGCCACCGCCCCGCCGCCGCTCCCCCCGCCTGGCGGTGCCGTCCAGAACCCGGACGGGACGGTCACGCTGCCCAATGGGCGCATCACGCTGCCCGGCGCGGTGATCAACCCCGATGGGACGGTGACCGCGCCCAACGGGAACCCGGGCGGCACGATCACGTTTGCGCCCAACGGCTCGGTCGCGTCGCAGTCCGGCCACGGGATCACGACCACCTACGGCCCCGACGGCAAGGCTACGGGCAGCTTCAAGGCTGACGGGACGCCCGCGACCGCGAACGACGTGCAGGCCGCGAACAACGCCAACCCGAGCGCCGGGCGCATCTTCGGATCTGCGCTGGGTAACGGCGCGACGGGAGACATCGTCGACGCCGCGACGGGTTCCACGCCTGGGCCGTACTCGCCTGGCAGCTACCTCAATCCGCTGAACCCGCCTGGCATCAAGATCGCCAACGAGATCATCAACGGGAAGGGGCCGATTGGCGGCGCCGTGAATGGCGCTGCGGGAGTCATCGGGAACGGCATCAAGGACGCCGCGAACGCGGTCGGCAACATCGTGAACGGCAACAACGGTGGCGTCGGCAGCGTCAACACCGGCGCCATCTCGGACGCCGCGGCTGCGGCGAAGGCGCTCAGCGACCAGTACAACGCCGAGCGCAGCGCCTACGTGAACGGCGGGCCGGTGAACCTCACGCCGGCCCAGATCGCCGAATACCAGGCGGCCATCGCGCCGGGCCCCGTCACCGCGGGCGTGGCCAGCGGCGCGGGCGCCTCGGGCGGCCATTCGGTCGCGGCGGTCGCGGCGCCGTCGGTGAAGGCCGAGCTGGCCAAGTACGACACGCAGTACGAGCTCGCGGCGCGCGCGAACCAGGACAAGCTCGTCGCGGGCCTGCAGGGAGCGATCGACGGCACCGATCCGAGCGTCGCGGCGATCCAGCTGCGCCAGTCGACCGACCGGAACATCGCGAACCAGTACGCCCTCGCGGCCTCCGCTCACGGCATGGACACGGGCCTGGCCCAGCGCCAGGCGATGCTGGGCGCCAGCGACCTGAACTCGAAGGCAGCGGCCGATGCGGCGATCCTGCGCGCCCAGGAGATCACGGCGGCGCGCGCGCAGATGGGCGACGTCCTGGGGACGCAGCGAGCTGGCGATCTGCAGGTCGCCGGGACCACCTTCAACGCCGAGCAGGGCGTGAACAACGACTTCGCGGGCGCGCAGAACACGCGGTCGAATCTGAACGCGACCCTGGAGAACCAGACCGGGATCGCGAACGCGGGGAACGACACCAGCGCGTCGATCGCCAGCGCCAACAACGCTACGAACGCCAGCATCGCCAGCGCCAACAACCTGACCAACGCGAACCAGACGACCGCCCAGATCCAGGCGCAAATCGCGATGGCCAACGCGAAGACCCAGGCCGAGCGCGACCTGGCCCAGGCGCAGCTCAACCAGGCCAACCAGCAGTTCAACGTCACCTCGACGCAGAACCAGCAGCAGCTCGACCAGGCCGCGCGCGACGCGCTGGCGAAGAACGCGCTGTCGGGCGCTGCGACCAACGTCACCGGCACCGTGGGCGCGGCTCAGGCTCAGGCCGAGCTGGCCAAGGCCCAGGCCGCCAAGAACGCGTCCCTGGTGGGCGCTGGCGGCTCCATCATCGCGAGCTTGCTCAAGTAGCCATGGCACACCTCAACACGCAGACTGGCCTCTGGGAGGACGACGAGAACGGCCCCGCGCCGGCGCAGGCTGGTGCGATCGGCGCGCAGGCGGCGCCGGTGCCGCCGTCTCCCCCGTCGCCCAGCATCGCCATCGGCGAGCCGACCATGATCACGCCGGCCCAGGCCGAGGCGCCCAGCACCACCGTGCCCGAGCCCGTCCCGGCTCCCGTGACGCCGTACCAGCCCCAGGCCGCGCCGCTGCCCAACGTTGACCGCGTGGTCAGCCAGCCCGAGCGCGACACGCTGGAGGGCATCAACCGGAACGAGGCCGGCCAGGCCACCAACGCCGCGCAGAAGGGCGCGGGCGGGCAGGCCGCGGCGCAGGCCCATCTCGACGCGGCTATCCGCGAGGACGAGCTGCGCCTCCAGCACGAGCAGGAGCGGGCCCGGATCGCCGACGACGCCGAGAAGGCCGTCGCGCAGGAGACCGCGCGCGCGAAAGCCCAGTACGGCGAGTATCTGAAGGCCGCCAACGACCCCGGCGCGCCCAAGTCCTTCTGGCAGAGCGTGGCCGCGGCGATCGCCATCGGAGCGGGCCAGTACGCCGCGGGGATGACCGGCGGTCGCAACACCGCGCTGGACATCATCACGGCGAACGAAACGAACATCGAGCGCCAGAAGAAGGACGTCGAGAACAAGCTGCTGGCAGCGTCGAAGCGCGCCGATGCCGACGTCGAGGGCCTGCGAAAGCAGCGGGACGAGGCGTTTCGCCAGCTCGATCTGAAGCAGGCCGCGAACCTGCAGAAGAGCGCCAGCAAGCTGCGCACGGAGCTGGCGCGCGTCGGGCTGTCGCAGGCCCAGATCGACAGCAACGCCGAGGTCCAGAAGGTCGAAGCCGATGCGCTGCAGAAGCGTGAGAACGTCTTCGCGGCGATCCGCGGGCAGGAAGTGGAACTGGCGAAGGCGGACATCCTGGCCAGCGCGAAGAAGGCCCAGGCGCTGCGGAAGGGCGGGGGGGGTGGGACAGGGCCCAGCGGAGCGGCCGAAGTCGGGCGCCAGTTGGCGAAGTACGCCACCGAGAACCCTGGCGACTCCGAGGGGCTGTATCGCCTCGCCGGTGAGCTGAAGGTTCCTGACAAGCAAGTCCAGAAGGTCGTTGACGACGCGCTGAAGAACGCGAAGGCCACCGAGGGACAGTCGAAGGACGCCAAGCAGTCGGCGATCGGACTCCGCGCCATCGACGAGATCGAGAAGTCCGGCTACACGCCGACCAAGGGCGAGATCCAGAAGTGGCTGAACAACCAGAAGCAGGTTGCCCAGGCGGCCAAGGCGGGCGAAGGGACCGGAATCGGCGCCATGATCGGCGGCGCCGCGGCGGGTTTCGCCCAGGGCCACGGCATGCTCGCGCAGAGCGAGGTCGAGGGCTTGTCGGAGCCGGCGCAGAAATACTTCGCGAACGTCCGCCGCTTCATGGAGACGATCGGCCGCGCGCAGTCGGGCGCCGCGATCAGCAACACCGAGTGGCAGAACTTCTTCAACCAGTACGGCCCGAACTCGAAGGGCGGCCTGCAGGCTGCGCGCGAGTACCTGGGCGAGCAGAAGCAGGCCAGCGGCGTCGCCGGCCGACAGGTGGCCGCCACGCCCAAGGGCGAAGGCGCCGCGGGACCCGCCGCGGCGGGTCCTTCCGAGCGCGAGCAGGCCCAGGCCATCAAGAACGATCCCGCCAAGTGGTCGCGGCTCAGCGCCTCGCAGAAAGCGCGCCTCGAGCAGTACCTGAAGGGCCGATGATGGGCGCCCTCGACGATATCTTCGCGACGGCGAACGCGGCCGGCGATGAGGAGCGGCCCAGCTTCCTCGACAAGAAGCCGAAGGGCTCGATCGCGGACATCCT